TACTGTCTGCTACTGAGAAGCATGCGATTAACATTCTTCGTGACGTAGCAGCAATGCTAGATGAGCCAAACATTAAGGCAGTATTTGGTGATTGGCGACTAGGGATGGAACAAGACACCCAAGCACTAAAAGTGTTTGGGTTTCGTGGTAGAACAGTAATTTTAGCAGGAATTGGTGCTGGTGGCTCGGTTCGAGGACTTAACGTAGATAATGCCCGACCGGATGTAATGATTTTTGAGGACGTGCAAACCAGGGAAGATGCTGACAGTGAGACAGTTAGTAATGACTTGTTTGACTGGATGACTGGTACAGCAATGAAAGCTAAGTCGCCAAAAGGCTGCATGACTTTGTTTATTGCTAACATGTATCCAACTCCGCACAGTATTCTTAAGAAACTTAAAGCTAACGAATTCTGGGCCAAGTTTATTTGTGGTGGGATTCTTGCTGATGGTACTAGCTTATGGGAAGAGTTGCAGCCAATTGAGCAGTTGAAACTTGAGTACTTGCGAGATGCTGCTAGTGGCAAGGCTCACATCTTTGCAGCTGAAGTACTTAATGACGAGGATGCCAGTCTTAACAACTTGGTAGACTTTGACAAGCTGCCTGAGTATCCACTGGAAGAAGGTGATATTCACCAAGGCAACTTTATTGTAATTGACCCTGCAAACGATCTAGTAAACAGTGATGCAATTACCACTACTTACTTTGAAGTGTTTGATGGCCAACCCGTAGCAATGGAAATTGATGAAGGTCGATACTCTCCTGGTGATGCAATTGATTTAAGTATCAAGATGGCAATGAAACATAATTGCTCTCTTGTAGTAATTGAAGGTAACGGATATCAGTACAGTTTGAAATACTGGTCCGAGAAACGTTGTGAAGATTTGGGAATCATTGGTATTAACTTCTTGCCTATTTATTCTGGTAAGTTGTCCAAGAACTCCCGAATTCTAACCATGTTTAAGTCTTATATGGCTGGTGAGTTACACATTCACCCACGCTGTACAGCTCAAGTACACAGCCAGATCCGTGCATTTAATCCACTTAAGACAAAAAACGTGGATGGTATCCTTGACTGTCTTACTTACGCACCAAGAGTAATTGAAGAGATGAAAGATTTCTTGCGAATCAATACCATTGAAGGTAGGCAGGAATTCGAGAACGAAGAAACTGAATACTCCGAAACTGCAAACTCACCCTTCTAACTCCACTACAGGGAATTATCATGACTCCTTATGTTCCAAGTAAAGCTTCCCAGGATTGCATAATTGACTTTGGTCGTAGTACTATTAACTTGTATGTATCTCAGTGGAATATTCGTTCCAGTATGCGAGCTATTGACTTAGCTTACATGCGTGAAACTGACCAGACTGAGGAGCAGTGGAAAGCTAAGAAAGCTAACCAGCTTGGCGACCCAACTAAATTCCAGAACATTACTCTGCCAGTAATTCAACCTCAGGTAGAGAATGCTGTGACTTATCAACAGTCAGTGTTTCTAACTGGCTATCCAATGTTCTCTGCAGTTAGTGTGCCCGAGTTTGCCAGTGAAGCAGCTCAAATGGACACAATTATTGGTGAACAGCAGGACAAAGGTAACTGGGTACATGAATGTCTAATGTGCATTCGTGATGGATTGAAGTATAATCTTATGGCAGCTGAGATTGACTGGCAGCGTGAGATTACTTACAGTCTTACCACTGATCTTGGCTACCAAGACGGTAAAGAAGGTAAACCCACTGAGCTGCTATGGGAAGGTAATAAGATTCGTCGCATGGATCTTTATAATACTTTCTGGGATACTCGTGTAGCTCCACGGGATGTAGCAGCAAAAGGTGAGTTTGCTGGATTTAACGAGCTTATGTCTCGTGTGGCATTTAAGGCATTTGCACTTACTTTGCCAGTTCGCATTAATATGAATGAGGCACTGAATTCTGGGTTTGTTGCACCAATTAGTACAGTAGGCTCAGCAGGAAGTATGGGTTATTACTATCCACAACTTAACCCAGAGGCTACAGTAAACGAAACAATGCAACTTGGAATGAACTGGGCACGCTGGGCTGGATTTGAAAACAGCAATAACGGACAAGATCGTTACAAGGATATGTATCAAGTAACAACTTTGTATGCACGAATTTTGCCTAGTGACTTTGGCTTTAAAGGATTGCCTGGCCAAAATACTCCACAAGTATGGAAATTTATTATTGTAAATAGCCAAGTAGTTATTTACTGCGAGAGACTCACTAATGCACATAATCTTATTCCTATGGTGTTTAGTCAGCCTTTGGACGATGGGTTGGCTTATCAGACTAAGTCATTCGCAAAAAACGTACAACCAATTCAAGACATCACAACTGCACTTAGCAACAGTTCTATTGCCAGTCGGCGTCGTGCTATTAGTGACCGTATGCTATATGATCCTAGTCGAGTATCAGCAGCCGCAATTAATAACGACAGCCCCTCAGCTAAGATTCCCGTAAGGCCAAGTGCTTACCAACAAGAGTTGTCTAAGGCTGTTTACGCTATCCCATTTAGGGATGATCAATTCCAAATTAACATGGCGGAGATTCAATCGTACCGTGCAATGGCTAATGAAATTTCGGGCCTTAACCCAGCTCGCCAAGGTCAGTTTGTTAAAGGTAATAAAACTCTGGGCGAGTTCGATAGTGTTATGGGCAACGCAAATGGACGAGATCAAACTCTGGCGTTGACTTTGGAAGGTAACTTCTTTAAGCCAATTAAAGCAATCTTGCGCTCTAACATTCTGCAGTACCAAGGTGGTACACAACTTTACAATCGCGATGCTGAAGCAATGATTACTATTGATCCAGTAGCGCTGCGTAAAGCTAACTTGGTAATGAAAGTTTCTGATGGTTTGGAGCCAAGCAGCAAACTGATTAATGCTGACACACTTGGCAGTGCAGTACAACTGTTTAGTCAGAACCAAGCAGTTGGTGCAGAATACAATATGGGAGATATGACAGCTTACCTGTTCCAATCTGCTGGATTGAAACTTGCCCCATTTAAAAAGTCACCTCAGCAGATTGCTTATGAACAAGCAGTAGGTCAGTGGCAAGGTGCAGTGCAAGCTCTGGCAACTCAACTAGTAGAGATGCAGCCACCAATGACACCTGAACAGATTCAGCAGGCATTGGTAGCATTACCACAACCAACTCCAGAACAGTTTGGCTATGTGCCTGGAACTAAAACTCTCACTCCGGGTGCTGCAACCACTCCTAATAATCCAACCATTCTGGCTCAGATGTCTCAAACTATTCAGGCAGCTCAACAGCAACCAGCAGCTCCTGTACCGACACAAGGAATCCAACAATGATTGCAAGTCTTAACAGCTCCTTTATTTCCTTTGAGTTAACTCCAGAAGAAGAGCGAGAAGGTTATAAATTCAATGACAATCAAATTGCAGTAATCCAGAATTTAATTGCTGCCTGTGCAGAGGATCTAGTAAAGGTCCTCATTACTAGCGACAGAAATTCTCTTGAAGAGCAAGTAAAACTTGCATATACTAAGGGTCAAATTGATGGATACAAATGTTTACTAGCACGGTCCGAAAGTATGGCAGAAGAAGCTGCTGCCGCTGAAGAACTAGCTAGACAGAATTCCCAGCAGTAAATAATCCCAGTTTCAACTAACTTATTAAAGGTAGCAACTCATGAGCATCATGGATTTCTTTCGTACTACCCCAGTTGCAGCTCCTCAGCAACAGCAACAGCAGCAACCACAGAATGGCCAGCAACAGCAGCCAGCTACTCCTAGCTTGACTCAGCAACAGCCCGCTGACCCAGCTGCTGCTCAAGTAGAGCAAGCTAAAGTTGATCCAATGGATACATTTAAGGATCTGTGGACAGCGCCAGCTAAAGTAGAAGGACAGGAAGAAGAATTTAATCCTTCAGCTATTTTTAATATTGATCCAGCTACCATGCAGCAAGCAATTGGTAAGATCAATTTTGCTGAGGGAATTACTGCAGATCAGCTGCAAGCTATTCAAGGTGGTGGCGAAGAAGCTATTAAAGCATTCGCAGCAGTACTCAATACCTCGTCTGCAAAAGCAATGCAACTTTCTACAACTGCTGCTGCCAAGATGGTAGAGCAGGCAATGACCCGAGCTAGCGGGGCTATGGACAAAAAGATTGCTAGCGGTGTTAAGCTTAACCAAGTTAGTTCTGCAATGCAGGAACTTAATCCTGCGCTTACTCACCCAGCTGCAGCTCCACTGGTAAATGCCCTCAAAGAGCAATTCACCAATAAGCATCCAACTGCAACTCCCACTGAGATCACTACTATGATCAGTAGCTATCTCGACAACTTTGCTGGCATCGCAGCTGGTAAGAAAGAAGATCCAACCGCTGCCGCAGCCGCTGCTAAAGCTGCTGAAGGTACCGATTGGACTGCATACTTTGGTGGTAACACCAACTAACTGACTAACTTGTTTGGAGAAATATCATGGCCGCTAATGACCTGGTACTTGTTAAACCTATTATCACTCAGACCATTCCAGGTGTAGGTTCCACTACTACTCACGGTGTGGAAGAAGAACGCACTGTTGGCTCTGTTATGACTGGGGCAGCAGCAACTACAACTCAAGCAGGTTCTGTACGTCAGATGGCATTTATTGCCGCTGCTCCAGTCCCATTTGCTGATCTTACTGCGGCTGCTAACTATGTTAACAGTCTTCGTACTCAGCTGATTGCTTCAGGCCAAATGGCTTCTAGCTAATAGTAGCTTAGTGCAAACAAATTTTTGAATTCTCAGGAGCAACAAAATGACTACAGGTATTTTTAACACTTCCCAGTTTGCACCGAACCTTGCCAAGGTTTCGTTCGCTGGTATGATTACCCGCTTTATGCCAGCTGGTAACGCACCGCTGTTCGGTCTGACTTCGATGCTGCCAACTGCAACTGCACTGCAAGCAACCCATGGTTTCTTTACTAAAACTATGGTGTTCCCTGCATTTACTCTCACTGCTAACGTTTTGGTAGGTGACACTACCCTGACTGTGAGTTCCACTAAGAACCTGCTGCCGGGTCAGATTCACCAGTTTTTCCAGACCAAAGAAAACGTAATTATTAATAGTGTGCTGTCCGCCACTCAGATCCAAGTGTCTCGTGCAATTGGTACTGTAGCTGCAACTGCAATTACTTTGGGTGGCAGCGTATCTCCAGAAGCTTACCAAGTTGGTAACGCATTTGAGGAAGGTTCGGTACGTCCACAAGCAATGGGTATTGACCCAATCCAAGTAACCAACTATACCCAGATTTTCCGTAATACCTGGGCGATTACCGGTACTGCTGATGCTACTCAGGTAATTGTTGGTGATACTACTCAGGCTGAGAACCGTCAGGACTGTGCAGCTTTCCACGCAGCTGACATCGAAAAGGCTCTGTTCTTTGGTCAGAAATCTAACGGCTCCCGCAACGGTATGCCATTCCGTACCATGGATGGCCTGGTAAGTGTTGTTAGTAACATTGCTTACTACCCACCAAGCTACGCTGCGCCAAACGTATTCCCAGCTGGCGCAACTACCAGCAACGATCAACTGGAGGCTATGTTGGATCCAGTGTTTGATCAGGCTACTGACCCTAAAGTAGCTAACGAGCGGGTACTGTTTGTTGGTGGTAAAGCTCGTGTAGTTCTGAATAACATCGGTAAGAAATCTGGTGTATATCAGTTGATGGATGGTATGACTTCTTGGGGTCTGCAATTCTCCACTATGAAGCTGGCTCGCGGTACTTTCCGTATCATTGAGCACCCGCTGTTCAACTCTAACCCTAACTGGTCTCGTATGGCAGTAGCAGTAGACTTGTCTACTTTTGCTCTGGCTTACCTGAAAGGGCGAGATACTCTGAACAAGGAATTCAATATTACCGGTGTACAAACTACCGATAACGGTATTGACGCGGTCGGCGGTTCGTTGCTGACTGAGTGCACTACCGAAATCCGCAACCCTCCAGCCAACTCGATTATTACTGGCTTGACTGCAGCTGCTTAATCTTGTTTAGTGTCAACTCAATGCCCGGGTTGTTAATAGCAGCTCGGGCATTTTTTAGTCTTATTTAATTTCTCAGGATAACTCTCATGACTACTGTAACTCTGTTCAAAAACTCCAATGGTAACGTAAATGTAGCCCTGAAATCTGGCAACACTGTTGCATTTATTCTTGGCCGATTCTTTACTACCAATACCAAGCTGCAAGCCGAGCTGCAAGAAGCTGCTGACAACAATCAAGAATTTGGTATCTACGTAGATATCGGCGAGCCACAAATTGATCCGGAATGCGCAACTCCGATGGATCAACTTAAGAAACGTCTGCGCGAGGAAATTATGCAGGAACTTAAGTCTGGCGGCAAATTGGTAGATGCTGGTGTATCTCACCAAACTCTTACCCAGCAAGCAATCTCCTCTAGCGCCAGTGTAGCTGGGCAAACTGAACTTACTGAAGATCAGCGTAAGCTTGCTGAATCCCAGACCAAGGAAGTTGTGGAAGGCTCTTCCACTACCACATCCCTTACTACCAATCTGCACAATCCAGCGGATGTTGTAGATACTCGCACTCCGCAGCAAATTACCCTCGATAAGCTGAAAGCTGGCGGCACTAACTAATTCGGTTATTAGCAGCTAGGCGCGCCCCAGTCGCTAGGGAGCTGACCGCAAGGCTAAGCTGCGAGGCCCCGAGGATCCGAAGTCAATCGGCCTAGCGACCGAGCGAAGCGAGGGAGTGGCCGATTGATCTTTGGTCCGGGGCCGAAGTAAGCTAGCCGGAGCGGGTTAGCTCCTAAGACTGGAAGCGCCAATGGAGAGTTAGTATGACATTTCAAGAAATCTATGACGAGATTATTCTCATCACTAAACGGCCAGATCTAGTTGATAGAACTAAACAAGCTATTAGAGCGGCTACTCTTAAAGCACATCAATCAGATTTTTATTACAAAGATTTAATTGAAATAGCAGTGCAGTTTACTGATCCTTTTTATCTTCAAAGTTTTGTACCGACTGAGGTTGTGCCAGCTTTTCGCAAAGCCAAGTATATTAGACTTTGGGCTGGTGGGTTAGCTGGGGAGCCCGGAAAGTTTCTTACTCCAATCCAAATTGAAAATTCTCAGGATGGTTATGGCCATATAAAACAAGATGTATTTTATATGGCAGGCCAAAACTTGCAAATTCGTGGAATGTGTGCACTAGATAAAGTTTTATTTGGTTGCTACCAAAATCCAATAATTACACCTGAAGCTAACTACAATTCTTGGATTGCGGTAGAAATGCCTTATGTAATTATCTATGAGGCAGCAAGAACTATATTTAAAAGCATGTCGTATACTGAACAAGCTAATGAATATAGTCAACTTGTTGGAGAACAATTCCAGGAACTTAAACTCTCCTATGTTGACGATGTTCCACTAACTTGAGGATTTAAAGATGTCTATTGGAATTTGGACTTCGGTTGCTGGATCTACCAAACTTAATACTTTTGGTGATCCACTATTACGTACTCTAGCTGATCGTACCCGTAGTATTACTGTAACAACTGGGCCACATCTACGCTTTGTTAATATGGGATGTGAGCCTGTATTTTTGGTTCCTACACCTGTGCCTACTACAGACATTGATGCATTGACTAGAGGTATTCCAGTTCCTGCAGAATCAGACGTAGTTATTGCGGCAGCAGCTGGAACCTACACACTATATTCTCCTTATGAATCTTTAAGTCTTTTGACTACTGAAGGAACTTTATCCTAGTTGGAGATATATCATGACCGAAGCCAGTATTTGGATTCCCGGAGGTATAGAAGGACCTCCAGGACCACAAGGAATTCCTGGCCCACCTGGACCTAAAGGAGACACAGGAGATACTGGTCCACCTGGAGTTGGCATCCAAGGGCCAGTGGGTCCAGCAGGGCCTAGTATTCAGGGACCTATTGGCCCCGCTGGCCCAAATGGAGCCCCCGGATCAGTAATATATTCAGGCATTGGTATACCTTCCAACTCTCTTGGGGTTGATGGAGATTATTATCTAGATCAAGCCAGTGCAATTTTGTATGGACCCAAGGCTAGTAATGTTTGGCCAGGATCTGGGTTAGATTTAAGAGGAGGAGCTAGTGGAGTTAATTATGCTACTCGTACTGTAACTAATAACGCCACACTCATTGCTAAAACTGCAGCAGTTGATCCAACACTGGTAAGCAGTTCTGATTATACACAGGTAACTGGTATATTTGGTTCTTTGCCTGACGGAGTAATTCGCGGAATAACACAGCAAACTAATTCTCTTACAGTCACTAGAACTGGTGTCTATGAGATTATGCTATGGGCTTCGTTATCGGCTTCCAATAATAACCTAAACGTAGCATTTAAATTTGCTATTAATGGCTCAATTAGTTTAGTCAGGCGGCCAATAGTTCGTCTAGATGTAGCTAACAATATAGGAAGTATATGTGCAAACGGCTTGGTACAACTAACTGCAGGAGATGTAATAACTTTGTGGTTAGCTTCAACTGTAACTACTAATATTAGAATACTAGATGCTGTATTCAGTCTCAAAGAGCAACGATGAGGAACTTACATGACTCCTTCAGAAAAATCTGATGCAGTTACAGGAATTGTAACTGTCACTCTCGGGGTAATTAGCGGCTCATTCAGCGCTGCGGATTTTCAAGCTTGGGGGACAACCGTAATGGGTTTGTCCCCTTTTGTGTTAATACTGTTTTTAATTTGGAGAATGCGCCAGTTGGATTTACAGCATAAGGAATGTACAGCTAATCAAATTAAAACTCAGGATCAATTGGTTTTAGCTTTTAGGGCTATACAAGATTCACAAGTACGAAAGAATCTACCAACCGAAGATGAATTTTGTGCTGGCAATTTTTGTTTAAATAATCATACAACCAAGGAGACTTGATATGTCTAGTTCTACTATTTGGGCACCAAAGGGAGAGCAAGGTGATCCAGGTCCAATAGGTCCAGTAGGTCCGCCAGGCCCTGCAGGTCCTCCAGGCCCGGGGGGAAATAACTTTATTCAACTAGGTAGTGGGGCAGTAACTAGATTGCTGGTAGATAAAGCCAGGGAAATTGTATCTGTATTGGATTTTGGGGCAGATCCCACTGGCGTAGCTGACTCAACCACTGCAATTCAAAATGCGCTGAATTCATTGCCAGTAGTTGGAGGCAGACTTGTATTTAACGCAGGCACCTACAGATTTAGTAGCGTAATTATTAATAAACCTGTAGAGATTATTGGAGATGGGGCGCAGAGTGGTGGAGTAGTATTTACTACTAACTCAGTGCTAGCACCATTCTTTTCGGCAAACGCAGTCAGTGGAATCTCTATCTCAGGTTTTTACGCTACATCTACCGTAGTTAGAACTTCTGGTAAGTACTTTGATTTCATCAATACCAATCGTGTAGAAATATTTGATTTCTTTGCAGACAAGTATTTCGTGTGTATTGGTATTGATGGGGGCAGTGAGATTAAAATTGATACTGCACAAATGTTTGACGGTACTGATGCTACTGTATCCCCAAATAGCGGAGCAATTTTGCTAGGAGAAACAAACTATACAGGCTCCATTGGGATTGACAATATTTATATTAAAGGTAGTGATCCAGCTAAACAAACTGCCTTTGGTATTAGAGCCAAATTTGTGGACGTGCTTAATCTAGGTTCCAATGTAACTGCTATTCAATGTGGCAATACTGTAGATCTTGTACCGACTTCAGGACAAACCGCATCACTAGTTAAATTTATTCAACCTACCTGCGATACAGGTAAGATTGGACTTAACATTGCTCCAACCGGATCTGGGCGAGTTATCCGCTGTGATTTTATCTCCGGCTGGTTTGGGCAAAATACCAATGCTGGCGTAGTAATTGATGGATCTGCAGGTACTGTTGATGGTGTTGATTTTATTGGTGGAGAGTTGATCAATAATACTAATACCGGCATTAATGTTTTTGGTGCAAATGCTAAAAACATTCGAGTTAAAGGTTTTAAAGTTGGTGGTAATGGTATAGGTATTCGTGCTGACACTGGAGCTAATGTTCAAATTGAGGAGAACCTTATTGGTGCATCTTCAGCTGCAGCGGCAAATACCACGGGTGTTGCAATCGGAGCAACTGTTACTGGGTCTATGAGTAGGAACCAGTTCACAACTAACACCACACCAGTAAGTAATGCTGCCTCAAATACAGCTTTCCGTGTATTTGATAATTTAGATGCAGATATCAATTGGCAATCTTTTACTCCGGTAATCACTGCACAATCTGGAACAATCACAACTAAGTCTGGTACTTGTAGATTTTGTGAACGTTACGGTACCATTGTATTTGAGATGAGTCTTACTATTACAACTAATGGTACTGGTGCTGCCGGTGTACTAGCAACTTTACCTTCACTTGTTAGAAATGCTTCCGTGTTTGTAGGTAGATCTGCAGGTGTAGCAGGTAAAATGCTTCAAGCTTATGTAGGTTCTGCTGGCAATCAATTGGTTATTTATAACTTTGATGGTACATATCCAGTAGCTGCAGCAAACGAAGTTCTTGTAATTACAGGTAGTTACGAGAAAGGCTAAAAGTTTAATTTAATCTATGGAGTATTAACAGTGTCCCAGATACCTTACAGAGCAAACTTGCAATCCATGACATTCCCATTGCTCTCTGAGCTGTCTGGGCGCACTGTCATAAATCCACAAACAGATAATACTTACCAAAGATTTATGTCAGCTGATGGGCAAAGTCCAGTAGATACTGGAGTGCCAAGTATTTTTTATTGCCACAATGTTATGCCAAGTACTTATGGCTGGCAATCAGTAACATACGCTCAAGCATTTAATGCTCCAGATACTACTGGATTGGATTTTGAAAGAACTGAATTAATTTATGGAGGTCAAGTAGTATCTGGAGGATCGCTTGTTGGCACAGGAGTAAAAACTTATATATCAATTACAGGAGTAGGAGCTAATAAAGTTTGGGTAATTAATTCTGTAACCGGTACTTGGATAGCAGCCTTGAATGCACCAAACATTCCAGCAGGTTGTGTAATATCTGTAGCAACTATTAACGGTGTTTCATATATTTATTTCTCTAATGTTGGTTGCTATATTTACGACAACACAACTAACACATTAATCGCACGATCTTTAGCAGGACTTGTACCTATTGAGATTATTGGAATTGTAGCCGCTAATGGATATCTTAATGCTTTTACAGCTAAGGCTGTAGCTTGGTCCAGCACAGTCAATGTTGAAGACTTTGTCCCATCTGACACATCTGGTGCAGGTGGTGGCCAAGTACAGGAAGCCAGGGGTGATATTGTAACTGCAGTAGCTACATCCCTAGGGTATATTTTGTACACAAAAGAAAATGCAGTATCTTCGATTTATTCTGGCAACTCTTCATTCCCTTGGAACTTTAAAGCTATTCCAGCTTCTGGTGGTATCTCCAGTGTTGATGTAGTTTCTCAACAGCAAGCTGCAGGCTATCAACAAGTGTATAGTACCAATGGGATGCAACAAGTAGCGCATCAACGTTGTAATACGGTGGTTCCAAATATTACCGATTTTATTGCTGGTAACACTTTTGAGGATTTCAATTCAACAACTAATACGTTTACATCAACCAAATTTGATTGGGTGATGAGAAAGAAACTTGCAGTTGTTGCAGATAGGTATGTAGTAATTTCATATGGTATGACTCCTACTGGAGATCTTACGCATGCGCTTGTACTGGATCTAGCTCAAACTCGTATGGGTAAATTAAAAATTACTCACACGTCTTGCTTTGAACTTAGATCCTTAAACTCTCAAGTGACTGAGTTACCCAGAGACTCACTAGCTTTTCTGCAGAAAGATGGCACAGTTAAAGTTGTAGATTTTAGCTTGATGCAGGCAGCGTCAGACTCTGTTTTAATTATGGGCAAGTTTCAATATGTTAGACAAAAATTACTTGAGCTTAATTTCCTCGAAGTTGAGAATGTTGAAGTTGGTGATGACTTCTCTGCACTGGCTTTACCAAGTTTAAATGGCAAGAACTTTGGTACAGCAGTTCCCGGTTACCTTCTTGAAACTTCGGAAAACTACAGGAAATTTAGCTGGGATGGCGCAATTGGTGTGAACGTATCTTGGCTGTTTAAAGGAACTTTTAATATAAATTCCACTATTGGGTGGTTCAGTCTTGTTGGCAATCCAAATTCATAGGTGATTCATGGCAACCACTGGCGGAGTAATTGGTAAAGCAGGTACTCCCCTAGATATAAAACTAGGGGAATCACCCAATATTGATGACCCAATTTTAGCTGTAGAATTTCAGCAAGTATACAATGCACTTCACATACTTTCTAGTTACATGGCAATTCTACGAGAAACTTTAGAATCTTCAGATGGTCAAACTCCAGCAGAGAGTGTTAGATTCCGCAGAACGTTTTGGGCACCGGCCGGTCAAGCGATTGCAGTAGGTGCTGTAGTTAGTTGCTTTGACGGTGCAGTATTTAATGGAGTATACAGTAAAGGTCCTCCTATTGGAGGTTATGAAGACTCTGCAATAACTATAGGTTCTACAGGAAATCGTGCATTTTTTAACCTAGTTCCAATATCTTTTGGTATTGCACTAACCGCTGCTAACCCGGGTGAGCCTGTGAGAGTTGGCATTGGGCCAGGAGTTCTGCAATTTTCTGGGGCTAAGTCAGGTCAGCTTATTTGGGGAGTAGATGCTCAATCCGTTTATACTGAGCGAGCCGCTAATAATTCAACACAAATTTACAGCGGTGTTAGGCACTTAGTTAATAATGGTGGAGTATATTTACAAAATGTAACCGCTCAATATTATATTCCTAATCCAACCTTTACTTATTATAACTGGGAAGGTTACTGGTTACCAGGCTATCCTAATAACTCTGGGGGAACCTACCAATATGATAGAGCATTTCTATATCCAATTGGTGTGTGTGTAACTGATAACTATGTTATGTTCTCGGATTACAAAAGATCCGATCCAATCCCACTCAGAACTATCTAGGAGATTTTAATGTCTAGCTCAATTGGAGGATACAGCTCACCAGTAGATCTAGGTCTAGGACAGACTCCTCAAACTACAGATCCAATACTGTTTAATGAATTTACAGAAGTCTATAATGCAATACATATTTTAAATCAATACTTAGATAATCTACGTTTGGTAGCAGAAGGGGGCAGTGGGGCTGGTACAGCTCCCTCAGACTCTATGCCATTCAACAGATTTTATACGGGTACAGCGCTTGTAAATATTTCAGTTGGGCAACCAGTGTCGCCAAGCCCGACTGCAAATGGAATGCTGTTAGGAGCTTTAGCAAGCAGTCTTGCAATATCTACCCCAAACAGTAATTTCTGTGGGATTGCACTTACTTCTGCAGTAGCTGGTACTACGTTTCGTGTCGGCATTGGTCCAGCAATCATACAGTTTCCTGGACTGTTATCTGGCCAACTTCTTTGGGCATATAGTTCTAGAGCAACCAATGGAAATGTGTTTGGTGATTCAGGATTGTATACTGGTAATCCTGGACCTAAAACTACTGGAGCAGGTACAGCATATCCAATGCCAGTAGCTACTTGCCCAGTTAATGGATATGCCTTATTCGGTCAATTTCTACTAGGGTCTTGAGGAGTGAGCAATGAATTTGTCAGAGCACTTTACATTAGATGAAGCTACATTCTCAACCACCGCGGTGAGTAGGGGACTTGAAAATATTCCTGATTCTGTGCAGCTTGGCAGAATGAAATACACTGCAACTAAAATGGAAATTGTACGCACTGTACTAGGTAATAACCCAATTAAAATTAACTCTTGGTTTCGTGGGCCAGAGGTAAATAAGGCTGTCGGGGGAGTCAGCACCAGCCAACACAGTCGAGGGGAAGCAGTAGATTTTACTGCCCCTCGGTCTGGACTACCATTAGAGGTGTGTAAGATCTTAATGGAACATAAAGGCCTAATTGGCTATGACCAATTAATTTATGAGCAAACCTGGATTCATATTTCATTTGTACAAGATAAAAAACCTAGAGGGAATGAGCTAACATTTTTGGGACAAGATAACTATAAGCCGGGGATAGCATGAGCGATTTTACTAGATTCTCTGGAGAGGTTATGACCTCTTATGCGCTGGTAGAATCTAAGATCTTAGATACAGATCTCTGGCGAGTGATGAAAGGATTTAGATACTATGTTGGCGATAAAGGATCTAATAAGTGGGTTGATGTGCCAAGGGGATATCTGGTAGATGGTGCGTCAGTACCGAGGATTCTCTGGAGTATCATTCCTCCTTGGGGTCGTTATGGTGCAGCAACTATTGTGCACGACATTCTTTGTGAATATCTTTCTTTGACACTAGATGGGCGTCCATGTAAGATTACACGTGAGCAGGCTGACAATGTTCTATTCGAAGCTATGCTAATTTTAGATGTAGATGCTGAGCAATATCGACGTATCCATGCAGGTGTAGCAACTTACCGCAGAATTACAGGAATTAATAAACCTGTATGGAGCGATCGCAAAGCTCAATTAGAAGCAGCCTGGGTTGCAGCTAATCCAGAAACCTAAGAGGATTTAATCATGGCAGCAGCTGATCAGTTAAGTGCGCTAATGAATATCATTAGTGGCATTCAAGGAAAAAGCTCTACCACTAAAACCAGTGGTGGAACTACTACACAACAAACCAATGTCTCGGATCAGGGAATTCAGGAAATTCTCAATCAGATTCTTTCTGGCTCTGGTGGAGTAAAAGATGTAGGCAGTGCAGCCCGTAAGTCTGGGCTGTATAACTCTACAACTGAGGATTCTCTACTTGGCCAACTGTATGCAACAGCAGCTAACAAAGCTGAACTTGCTCGCAGTCCAACTGTGACTACTACTGCACCACAAACTCAAACCACTAAGCAGGATGGGGTAGGTTTAGGTACTACTGCAGCAACTCTGGGCGGTGCATTCCTTGCATCTCAGGCACTTAATCTTGGGTCTAAAGTTCTTAGCCCTTTGATTGAATCTGGTGCTAACTCAGTAGGATCCGCTATTACTGACCTTCTGGGAATCAATCTCAGTGGCTCTGATTCTGGTAGCGGCTCTGGTAAGGGATTGCTGGACAATATTGACTTTGGCGGTTATGGTGGATTCGGAGGAACTGTAGGCGGTGGCGGTACTGGATTTAATGCTGCTGAAGGTTATGGAATTAATACGTCTACACTGGGAAGCTTTAATGACAGTTCCAGTGTTCCAGATGCCAAAGGAATTAACTTTGGTATGGACTTGGATACTGGCAATACTTCTGCAGGATTTAGCGGTTTTGGTGCATTAGGTGGATTGCTAGGTTCTGCACTTAGTGGCCTGGTAGGCGGCAGTACTGGTGGCGGTGGTGGTCGTAGTGGTGGTACTTCTGGTGGTTCTGTAATTTGCACAGCACTAAAAGATCGAGGCTTGCTGGATAAGGATCTTCACGCTAAAGGAGAGAAATACCTGAGCACACTTCCTGCGGAGGTGACAATTGGATATCAATCCTGGGCAATTGCAATTGCAGAAAAGATTGAAGAAGGTGATGAAACTTGGACTGCAATCTGCTTACCTGTTGCTCGTAGTCGTACTGCCCTGCTTGCTTCTGCTGGCACCTTTGTTGATCACTTGCGGTATCCTCTTGGGACTATTACCAAGTTCCTGGGCGAGCCAATCTGCGGATTGGTGGGCAAAGCGATTCTAAGTAACAATATTTTTAAAGTTAAAGGAGTGTGAAACATGGCTGGGTTTGATCTCGGAAGTATCATTAGTAGCGCTACACAGTTGTCCTCGACTCAAGCCCAGCAAGCTTCTCAGATTGCGGACTTGAATATCCAGTCTGCAGATTTGAGTCAACAAGCTTCTGAAGATATTAAACAAGCAGGCAACCTACAAGCACAGTCTCAGCTTGTGGAATTGCAAGGACAACTTGCTACTCAACAAAAGCGTGTACAAGCAGCTAATGCATTGGGAACTAATGTCGGAGATGTAACAGATATTATTACCCAGATTGGGCAGGAGATGCGGACCACTGCGGTAGCTCTTACCAATGCTCAAGCTCGGGTGGCTGATATTGAATCTAACAGTGACTTGCTATCCAATCCAATTGGCTGGCTTAACGATCTTGTTAATGGTGATGGTGCGAGGGCTGAACGAGATGCTCAAGCTCAGAAGTTTGATACCTTGCAAAAAACTGCCGCTGGACTTAATGCAACTACCCAGTCTACAGCCCAGACTCAAAATGCTATTACTGAAACTCTCACTCAGGCTTCTATCCAGAATACTGCTGAGGCAACCAAGTTGCTTGCACAGGCTGAGGCAAGTAAGCAAGCAATCGCAGGTAAGCAATATGGCGCTCAGGCGGTGGAAGCCTTACGTCAGAATGGTGCGCAAGAGTTTAATCGTCAGGTACAAGTTTACTCGCAGATTACTGATGAAGCTCGATACCAGGAAGGTGCTGCACTAAGGCGTGAACAATTTGCAGCCTTGCAAGAACAGCGTAAGAAAGGTAAATTGGAAGATCAAGAATATACCGATGCCACTGCGCGAGTTAACGAATACAGAACTAAGGCTGGCTTGCCTCCAGTAAATGAAACATTTGTACGTCGTACACTGACTCAAGGCGGTGAGTTAGGTGACGACATTCGTAGGCAGGAAGCTTCTGGTATGCGATTGATGGGAGGGGAGATGAGTGTGTTTGGTAACTCACCTGCACAAACAATCTCTGTAATTCAGAAAGATACTCCTAAACTCCCAGACTCTTACAAGCCGGCAGTAACTATCTTGCAAGAGGGCGCAACTAATGCTTCAGCTGTAATTCAGAAAGAAGCACTTAACCCAACATCCGATATTAAAAAGAACACAGCTGCTCAGGCCAAGATTGTAAATGAGTCTGTAAAAGCTACAGCATTGAATTATCAGTCTAACATTCAGACTGGCAAGGGGAATCCATATGAGGCACCACCTGTCTCTGTGGTATTGGCAGAGCCTAATGGTCTTAAAGACACTAAGTTTGGGCAGACAGTATTGCAGACCCTGGTATCTACCGGTCAAAATAATCCGACTCCAGATATTGTTATTGCTGCTGGCGTGTCTGCTTTCCAAGCGGGCGAACTATCTCTTTCTGAAGCACGTGATGGCATCGCCGCTTTTTATCAAAATGCTGTAGGAATTAATAATGCTACTGGTGGATTCTTGCAGTTAGGTGTTCCACCGCAGCAAGGTTATAGAACCTCGGTACAAAGTTTCAAGCGTGGATTCTTTGACTCTCTTGGCTCTAGTCTCGAGATTGCCAGTGGCGGACTTAATGCTAGGGCTGAAGCTGCCAATCGCCAGCAATCAATTAAGGCTGCTAGACCTTTGGATCTGACAAAATCTACTGACGTTACTCTAGCTCTCACAGTTATGCAATCTAAGAAAATGGCAGAATCTATTTTGCAGAGGACTCCTAAATGAATTTCGATGAAGCTCCTAACTTTCTGCAAGCAGCGGATGCTCACAACGTTGCAGCAGATAACTCGTCAGTGTTTGATGATATTGCTGAGACTCTGGGTAATGTACCCAGTTTCCTGGCAGTATCTGTAGCATCAGGATTAAATTCATTTTATAATACTGGCGCTGCAATTGGTAATGTATTTAGGGATGAAGATAATCAGATTGATACTAGCGATACTGGTGAATTAATCTCTTCCTATGATGATGATCTTGGCAAGTATTACGAGCAGAATAAATCTGCCGCGGATCTTGCAGGATTTGTTGGCACTAGTTTGGTTCCAGGGTTGATTGGAGTTAAGGCACTTAAGGCAGGTCAAGGTGCATTACGTGCTGCAGCTACCGGTGAGGTGGGGAGCAATCTCCGCTTCGCCACTAACCTGCTGGCTCCAACAATGGAGACATATGTTAAGCGGGAAGCTGCTGACTTGGCTGGCAAATCTGCTAGCTTTAGCTTTGCTAACACCAATGCATTGAAAGCTCTGGCCGCTGGTACACAGCAAGGAATTCTTGAGTCTCTTGCATTTGAAACTGCTGTAGCTGCCACCATGTTCAAGTCTCCAGTAATGGAGGGTATGGATTTTAGTGATATTGTTAAGAATATTGGTTTTGGTACCTTGATCGGTGGCGGCATTGGCGCAATTGGCGCCGGTGCTGGAACTTACTTCGGAGTTAAGAAACTTCTTGGTAATGCAGATCTTCGACAGAAAGCTGCAGTAAGTTCTACACAGTTGAGTTCGAGTACAGCTGAGACCAATATCTCAGATAAAATTGTGGCAGCTGCAAATGATAAACAACTGCTGGCTCGTGATATCACAGTCGAGGAAGTTAAGGCAGCTAAGATTGCGCAGGGTGAAACTGGTGAGAGTCTTACAGCTGAGGCTATTCAGGCTGAAGCAACTAAGATTAACACGCTTCGTAAAAACAATATCCAGAAACTTGACAATGATGTAAGGACACATGTCCGGACTCTGGCAGGTGATGATGCACTGGGTAATGATTTTGCTGACATTGTTTCTAAACTTGGACCGAAAGGAACTCAAGAAACCTTTCAGAATATGAAAACACTTACTCGCGTTTCTGAGGCTAGCTCCTTCGAGACTCGGGTAAAAGATCTTGTTAAGCAGGGACTTGCTAAAACTAAACTGCAAGCAGCTAAACAAATTGATGACGAAGGATTTGTAAATATTAGATTGCACTCTGGCACCATTGGCGAAACTTCTGGTGGCACTGTGGGTATTCCACGGATGGCAGATAAATTTAAGCCTGAGCAGATTCAGTCTAAAGCTGCTAAAATTAAAACCAGTGTTAACGATCGTGTAGATTTTCGCACAGTTAAGAATGCTGACGATGTTGAACTGCGTTGGTACAATGCTCGCAGCAACACATTGCCATTGAATAAAAATTCAGTTATTGGTACTCATGATTTGCCAATGCTGGATAAAGCAATTCGTGATAAAGCTGATTCAATCACAATTGGCGGCAGTAAAAACAGTCTGGATAACAGATTGCTAGTTGGGCAGGATCAGATTAAAAAGTATTACCAAGAAGCTCAAGCTGAAGTAATTGAAGCACAGCGGAAATTAAAACATCCAACTAACTTTATGGAATTGGCAAGTAATGTTCGTCGTGATTTTATTGAGGGCACTGCCAAGTCGTCTGATCCGGTAATTAACTTTAACGCTCAAGCATCCTATGCCAAGGAGCTTTCAGATTTTCTTGGTAAGCCTGTGTCTGAGGCTGACCTGCATTTGAAACCTAGATTTGCAAAGGCTACCTACGATACTACTAAAGTATCTGATGAAGCTGGGCACGAGCTTAATGGTATGGCGCTTATTAAGTATCGTGAGAAGGTTGCTAACGAGGCTACGAATAAAGTATTTGTAAACTATGCTGGAGATCTTGGACTAGCATTTCCAGAGATTAGTGAGGATCTGTTGCGCTCAGCCAATCGTACGGGCACAGGTGCAGGAGTATTTACTAACGCTGGTGGCAGCTATGGCTCACTTGAAGCAATGACCAGTTACATTGGTAACCTTACCAGTGAATTGACCCGCACTAAAATTAGCCAGCTCACTGACATGATTAATCCAGCTGCATTGAAGTTGGTTGAGAATCCACAGGCTGCAGTTAAGTTCAGTACAATCAATGAAATCATTGCCAATACACCTGAGAAGTTTGTATTATCTGACGCTGGACATGCACTGATTCCACAAAAGATTCGTGACTATCAACGAGCATTAGATGCAGGTGAGAGTGTTAAACCAGTTGAGCTTGCTAAAGGAACCCCAGAAGAAATTCTGCTAGACTCTCCTGAGTTAAAGCAGGCAGTGGAATTGCATATTGCATTGAATGGTACTCGCAACCAGAGTTGGAAAGAACTTAATGCAGTTCAAGGTAACACAGATAATAAGGCTCTGGATACTTGGCAGGTAATTCGTCCTAATCCACGAGACTATCGTTATGTAGCCTTTGTTAAAGATGAAACTCTTGTTGGTGTTGGGCACACTAAAATGCTGTTTGCCAATAGCAGTAAAGAGTTGGAAGATCAGATTGCAAAAGTTCCTAGTGAATATAAAGTATATACTAAAGGGCAGAGTGAAGAATTTTACAATGCTCGTGGGGAATACATTTATGACAAGACACTTCATGATAACTACATTGACCATGATCTGGTTTCACGGGGAATTAGTTCCAGATTCTTTCCGCAGACCGACCCCGGTAAGATCGTTAACGGCTGGCTCGCAGATCATACAGCTAAAGAGAACACACTCATTAAGCAAATGGTTCTTGCCAAGTATGAAAAAGAAACCAATGAACTTAAACGCCTGGGTGATCAATTCACTAACGTGGCTGGCAGTAAAACCGGTAAGGATTCTGTTACCGACGTAGTGACTTCCAGCGATAAGAATCCGTACTTGGCGCAAGTCAAGGCAATGCTTAACATAACTAAGATTGACGAAGTTCCTTTGCTGAATACACTTAATCAGTCATTGGATCGGTATGTCAGCCAAGCATGGGACAAAGCTACCAGCATCTTTACTAGTCAGGGAGGTAAGTTTACTCCTGAGAAGTCGGAGATGATTAACAATGTCTTTGAGGAACTGGGATTTAAAACTGCTTACTATGATGCAGCTACAAACATTATGGCAAATAGCAGTGTGCCACGCGGAACGCTTACTAGTTTTATTCGTAAGTCTAACGCATTTCTAACTACTACAGTTTTGCGGCTTGATCCATTTAACGCATTGAACAACTTGCTGGGTAATACAGTTTTGTTTAGTGCAGAGTTGAAGTCGCTTACTGGCGCTATTGAGAAAGGAAGTGTTGAGGGTGCAGGTCAGCTAGCACAGATCATGAAGATCGGTGTGCCAGGAGTTGAAGGAGACTTGATTAAATCTCCAAGTAAGCTCATTGCAAATAGTCTAGCACGATTGCACGGTGAGGGAAGGGAAGCATTGCTAGCTGAATACAAGTTGCGTGGATTGTTGCCTGATCTCAGTGACCAGTATTACAAATCACTTGATGCTATGACATTGACTGGTAAAGAAAGTATCCATGATATGTCTAAGAAGTCTGAGCAGCTTAGTGCGGCTTGGGAATCATTTGGTAAGTATGGTGAGAAGTTTACTGGTAACCGCTGGACTGAACAATTTAACCGGTTGATTACTGCTGATGTAATGAAACAGATTACTGAGGTAGGAGTTAAGGCTGGAGTAATTGACGAGAAAGTTGGCTGGGCTTATGTGAATACTTTTGTGAATCGAGTTAACGGAGTAATTCGTGCAGCGGAGCGGCCACTAATGTTCCAAGGTCCAATTGGTCAGGCAATGGGATTGTTTCAATCTTACCAATTTAACTTGATGCAACAGATGTTCCGCTATATTGGTGAAGGTAATGGTAAGGCAGTAGCAATGGCAGCAGGTTTGCAAGGCAGTGTGTATGGTGCATCTAGCTTGCCGGGATTCAACTTGATTAATACTAGCTTGGTTGGTAACGCTAGTGGCAATCCAGAACACAAGGATCTTTACAGTGCAACCAATACAATCTTCGGTAAGGCAGGTGCCGATTGGCTTATGTTTGGTGCCCCATCAAATGTCCTTAGAGCTTCCTTGTTTACCCGTGGTGACACTAACCCAAGAACCTGGAGTATTGTTCCCAACCCAACTAACCCTGGAGATATCCCTTTCATCTCCGCTTTCGCAAAAGTGTTTGGATCTACTAAACAAACCTTAAGTGATATTAGTGGCGGTGCTCCAGTTTGGAACTCATTCCTTAATGGTGTAGAGCATATGGGACTTAGCCGGCCATTGGCTGGTATGGCTCAGACTGCTAGAGCATTTACCAATGAGGATGGTAAGGTCACAAGCACTCAAGCTAACGGAACTATCTTGGGAACTAATGATCTTGCAAGTTGGGGCACATTAACTAGACTTGCTGGTGCTAAACCAATTGACGAGGCAATCACATCTAATGCTTATTTCCGAGTTCAAGGTTATATGGCAGCAGATAGGGAGAAGAGGCAGCGGCTTGGCACTGCGCTGAAACTTAATTTACAGGGAGGTGGTAGTGTAGACTCTGAGCAGATTGGGAAGTTTGCTCAGGAGTATATGGAGAAGGGAGGTAGGCAGACTGGATTTAATAGTTGGTTTATGGAACAGTATAAAAATACGGATAGGAGTAGGGCAGAAGCTTTGGCCAATGGATTAAATAGTCCGTACAGTAGATACATGCAGGAGTTGTTAGGTGGTAGGGATGACTTGAGTAATGAGACTGCTAATGGATTCTAGTTAGTTTCTGTGGCGCTACCCACCTACGGGGCTTGCCGCCCTGGCTAGCTTACCACTCGGCTGCCCTAAGATCAATCAGCCGCTACGGCCCTTCGGGCCTACGCTAGGCGTGATTGACTTAGTGCTACAGCCTCGTGACGCTTCGCCTTGCCGGCATCCCCTTACGGCGGGGGCGCGCCGACGCTCTAGTTACACTGTCTGTTAGTTTCATACATTTCCAGCAGACGTAAAAATGCCCCGGCAGATGCGAGTCTGAACCGGGGCTTTCTTTTGTTTGGAGGAAAGTTACTGACTTACGGCTAGAGCTATTAGTTCTTCTTGACTAACACGTTCAATTTCGTAAGTACTGTTTCTAGTTTTAACTTCCAGACCGTCCGCCGAAACCTCTTGGACAGTAGAAGTAATTACATACTCACCATCTGCGAATTTACCTCGAGTATCTCCGTAAATGTAACCGTGGATTTTATTACCAACTTGTAAATCTGTCGTTGCGGGAATTTTAAGTTTCATGGTGAATCTCCTAGTGCATGTAAGGTGGAATGATAATGCTAGGTGTGTGAGGCTCTTGGCTATCAGGAGTGTTTACTATCACCAGCCGTTTCTCCTCCAGTCGCTGGCGAATCCTGTCACAGATATCGCAGATTGCTTCATAGTTATAAATGCCATCTAGTAGAATTCCTACCTCTGCTGCCAAGAATCCAATAGCTTGTTCGAATCCTTGGATGATTGGAATGTCCGCATCACCAGCTTTACCGGTGAAGATTATAGAGTGTGCTTTAGCTCCCTCGTCTTGTGCAAGCTTAACACGAGCTAGCAATTTAGGGTGAGCATTAACCTCTTGGGCTAGTGCAGTTATTCGTGGATCATACATTACTATTTCGGTCATAGCTTAAATACTCCTACAATAAAAATATCTTTCTCACTGTAGTTATTTGTTTTTGCAATCCACTCTCTCCACTCATCACTTAAACTGAGTAACGGAGTAAATTGATTCGTTGAGGTTATGTTGCCGTGAGCGACTAATTTTCCATCTGTATATACTTGATAGTAAATAAGATAGGTCTGTTGTAGGTTATCTTTTTGGCTCATGAGAATAGTCTCTGATACCAATTTGAATTAGCAATCACAGCTCGCAGCTGACCTGCTTCCCACTGTGCATCGCTAAGTGCGTTGTGCTTATCTTGCTGAGTGCCACTTACTCGGCTAGTTGGATTCAACCAAACCAAATCACGCAGACAGTGCACTCGGCTATAAGTCCAAGGTGCATTAAGTCCCGCATTCTTCAATGCCCAATCCACAATTGGGAAATCAAAGTCTTTACCTTGCGACCACATGTGAAGTTCAAACTCGGTTGCGTAGTCAGCCATGAAAGCTACCAGACCTTGCAGCGCCTCAGCCAGAGTTACTCCCCGCTCCTCACACATTGTAAGATATCCGGGATGCTCTTTCTCGTGCCAGTTCCAAGTGTCTTGGTCAATTTCAAACTGGGAACCTACGTACTCACTAGGTTTAATGAATGCTTCCCATTGATTATGTCCGCCACCACCATAGGCAATTACTATCGCCATGTGGACAATTGCGGCACGCTTGTCAGTGGACAGTGTTTCAATGTCTAGTACACCGTGAGCTTTAGGTTTGTATTTGCGAGATGGAGTTGCCATTAGTGCGATTCCTTCTTAGGCAAACGATCTTCAACAAGCTTAGCATAACCTTGAATGTCATGCCAGTTGTCATCGTAGTTAGGATCACCAGTAAGGATACGTGCTACTTTATCCATAATAACTGTAAGTGCTTGGCGCTGAACAGGAGATAGCTTCTCCCATTTAGTTACTGCACCAGCAGGCTCGCTAATAGGTTTGAATTCTTGCAACTCTTGCTGCAACGCTTGGCACAATCTAGCATGATCCGTGAAATCACCGTAACGGGAACCGCGTTGAGCTAGAGTTGCTTCCACACTGCTAGCTACTTGTGGTTCCACGAGTTTACTAACTTCATGTCGTGCAGCTGATTCAAGCAATTGTTTACTTACTTTGGGACCCGGACAGCCATCTCGGAACCACTGTAGAGAGTTTTCAATTTCATTTACAAAAGGATTTGTTACTCCCTTGTAAGCTTCTAGTAAATAATTATATTCTTTTTCTGAACAACGAACACCGTGAAACATATAATCTAACACAATCAAGGTACTAGCCATTACAATCTCCTAAGGGGCATTACGCCCCACGCTCTTCATCAACCATATACCGGTAATCAAGATATTCAGTTACCGGAGTTTTAAGTACCCGCTTAGCCGGTAACAACTTGTCACCTGCCATTTGGATTTTACCTGCTTGTATCATACCCATCACATGACTCTGATAACTGTCTAGCTTATCAAAGTCTAGCTGTACCTTAGCCCACAGATCATGAATGTTAAGTAACTCATCTGAAATCTCCAGTTCCTTAAGAATCTTATGTGTCATCCCAGAGTTTCGGGATGTTCCGAATTCACCAAAGGCTTCTGGCATAAAGTGTTCTGTGTAATCAAGTACAGTATTAGCCCGACGGATATCAATCGGATCAATAGTTTTACTAAGCCTAGAAGCTGCATGTATCAGTGCGAGTTTCAACAGGTGAGTTACTCGCCGACCTCCGTAAGATATGAATCGAGAATCTGGGATTGGTTTCCATGCTTGGTATATCCTATCTAGTAAAGCCCAGGAATCTTCCGTGATGGTAACTTCCCCTGTGTGGTAGTTCTTAATCTCCAGTAGTCTAGCAATGATTGATTCGGTCTCTGCTTCTGAGGGTTCTCTAGGTCTAATAATCTTGCGTCCAGATCCTTTAATATGGACTGCCAGAACTCGGCTGAAGAATCCTTGTCCAACTGCTTCGATGGGGAATGTCCCAGCAAAAGTTGTTGGCGTGTTACCGGAAAGAATGCTAACAGTGGGGTTAGGGATAACAACTGAGGCTCCGTGTTTAACAGAGTTCTCGTATATCCCATCGTAGTCCCACAGGTTGCCGAGCGTGGAGCAGAATTCAAGAATGTTGTTGGCAAAGAACTCATTGAATTCATCAGCTGTAACCCAGACTTGCCTGTAATCTGATTCATCCAAGTCTCCCCAGAGTTGTTGATCTAGAATGTTTGGTGTGAAACTGGATTCCATTCCACCAGATTTATCTTTGGATAACTCTTCTAAGAATTTCTCTTTTGAAATTTTCTCAGCTGAGAATGTTGAATAGCCAGCAGCCTTAAGAGTTCGCTTAGCTGTCTTAATAGCGGTAGACTTCTTTGATCCCGCTTCCCCGAGTAGCATGATATACTGATTAGCATAGAGTTTAGATGATCCGTATCTAATGAAAATATCCCTTCCAAGCCATGCTCCCAGCATACCGATTGCTGACCAACGGTTAGCGTGAGCTGGGACTTCTGTTCCCCCTGTGTACGTAATGTAATCGTTAAAGAAGTCTGTCGATCCGTCAGGATTAACGTATGGGTTGTCACTGTCACTGACTCTAAGCCTACTGACTCTGGCTTGCTCATTCATTTGTACCTGCCCAAGTACGTCCCAGTAACTTGATATCAACCGGGACTATTAAGTCTCTTGTGATTCCCTTGCAGTCCGTGATTGGTACAGGGAATGTCATTAGTTCCTTGACTCGTTCAGCTAAGTATTCGTGTCCGATACGGTACTGAAACAGGATCGAGTCATGGATTTGAGCGAGGAGTTTAAAGTTGGGATTAAAACCTAGCTCGCGGAATATAACTAGCCAGGCTCTATTAAGGATCATTGCGTTTAAGTTTTGAGTCTTATGTGCCACATACTTATTCAGAGCTGGCTTACTTTTTTCGGGATCGCCGAAGCAGTAGCGCACCCATCCGGTATCTGACACCATCATTTTAGTTTGCTTAATTTGCAGTTTAATGCTTCTATAATAATCAGTCTTTACAGTCGGAAATGCTTTCTCGTAACACAGCAGAAGATACTTACATACTTCAATCAGTGTATAGCGAGCAGGAAGTTTCAGAAGTCTCTGAGCTTCACGAGTTGCTTTAGGGCCCATAGTTTCTAATAGAACTTGTGCACCCATGTTGTAGTTTGCGCCATGGTTAATACGTTTGCCTAGCTGACGAATGTCAGGCTGCAATACTTTCTTTTTCTTTGCTGGGATTATCTCACCAGTGGCTTCATCAATATACTCTGGAGTTGCTGCCTGATAAATCTCTTCGTACGGCATACCAAAGAACATTGCAGCTTTGAAACTATGGCTGTCTACTCCACGCTCAAAGATATCTAGCAAGGCAGGATCACCAGAACTGAAGGCAACTCCACGATCTTCAGCCTGGGAGTAGTCTGCTTCACCAAAGTGGAATCCATCATCAGCGATTAAAGTTGATTTGCAGGCACCATCAGAACTGATATTCTGAATCTGCAATCCACACCAGAAATGGTGAGACTTAGATGCAAGCCTGCCACTGTCAGTACCATCAGGGTTAAGTGAGTAAAGAATTCTCGCACGGTTTCCCGCACCAAACTCTTTAGCTTTCTCGGCTAATGGTAAGTAAGTACTCAATTCTTTACGCAATCCACGATACTCAAGAATCTTACCAAGCACTCGTTCGTTAAGTGGGTGTGCATAACTAGCTTTTACAATCGCTTTCTCAGCTGAGGACTGGCGCTCCCGCTTTTGCTCAGGAGTCATGTCCTTAACTTTGATTGATTTGTCTGGCAACTTAGCGCCAGTCATTGCACAGATTAAACGTACACATTGATCTGGCGAGCTGGGGTTAAATCTAGGACTGCCAACTAGTGCACGGACTTCACGCAAGATTGCGTCGAGCTTGATAGCTCCAGCTTCTGCTGCTTCATATAGCCTTGGCATGTCCCGCTTAATCCCCCGCATCTCACACATATGGAGACTGGGAACAAGTAGAAATTCTTCAAGGTAGTTTGACTTAGCGTAGTCTGGTGCTTGCTCAAGCCAGGCAATAAAAGCTTCACCTGTTGCCCACGTATCCAGTGCGCCATACCGAAACTTGTCTTGGGAATCTCCAGAACTTGACAGATCTTTCCAATACATAATTTCCCTAATCCAAATACTCGAACTGAATGCCAAGTCTTTTGGGAGCTCTGAGTATTGGGCGTGCATTGCATTCTTGAGATCATAGTAGTATGCCGTCAATGGTGCGCTGTAAGCAAAGAAGTAAGCACAGTCGTACTTACCATTCTGTAATACCTTAGGTACGTCCAGTGCATTGGCTTGCCGCATGAACTTAACAGCTTCCATCTTGTTCATTGGCACTACATAAGTCCAAGACTCGTTAGTCGCAAACTTAAATCCAGTGTATTGTACCAACTCAATTGCTGGCCGTGGATTCCGGACTGTCTCAGTATCCACCGAGATTAAGTCACAGTGCTCCAGACGGTTAAGCGCTTTAACAAAGTCAGAGCCTGACTCTACTAGCCACCAACGAAACTCAGAAGTCTTACGCCACTTCTCTGGATACAGTACCTTACCACACAGATGTTTAACCATCCATTCGCCATACTCAACTGTAACCAGCTGCTTCAGCGGTGGCAGGATTAGAAACTCCACACCACAGAATGGAATTAAACTACCTGTGTAGTTTTTAATCTTGGCTTTCTGTACGCGCCCAGCTGGCAGTAACTTAATCAGAACATCTAGTCTGGTAGTTACAATGCTGGTAAACCCTTTATCCTTGCAAGCCTTAGCTACAATCTCTAACGCTTCTGGTGCACCATCATGCACGCGAATGTTTGCCGAAGCAAATACTTTGCTCAGCTTAGATACATATGGCTTGTCTTCCCAATCTACCCAGAGTAGAATGTTTTTCTTAGCAGCTACCTCGCGGTTCTGCCTGGTTATTGCAATACTTTGACTAGTCACCTTATGACTCCTGTTACTCTCAAAGCTCTTAAGCAAAGCAGCGTCATTGCTGACTTGATTAAAAACTCTCGGTGCTGATGCTGAAAAACCCCGGCAAGCTATTAACTATACCGGGGTTTCTTGTTACCTAATGCAGCTGGTTAGTCAGCCAGCACCAGAGTTTTGATAACATTCCACTTGCTGTCTGGATCAGACTTGCTAGCCTTGACTTTCAAGGTAGTCAGCACTTCAGCGCCGCCCGAAGCTTCGATCACTTCACGGTTAGACAGAGTACCTTCTGGGTTAAACACTGGAGCCAGAGCTTTCAGCACTTCTTTAAACATGCCTTGGCCGCTGGTATTAGGAGTGCCATCTTTCCACAGAATTGGGCTGCCATCTTTCATTTGCAGATCCATCCAGAAAGTAGCTTTCTTACCAACTGCTGGCAGATCTTCTTCTGCTACGTCAGGAACTTCGATGCAATCTTTAACTTCCAGAGTCATCACTACAGTTACCTTGTCATCACTTGGAGGAACTTCCCACGAGACTACTTGACGATACGAACCAGCCGGAAGCGGTTCAAACTTCTGCATGTCAGCCAGATCTTCCAGGTTAGCGTCGAGCAGGTTCATGATATCGGACATTTTATTTCTCACTTTGCTATTTAATATTTAGGTTTGGTTTGTTACAAGGTACTACTGTTACTGCGTTGCTACTGCCTACTAGCTTTCCCACAACAAGTGCAAGCTAGGATCTTCCATCTTACCGAAGTCTATGTTAGCACGACTGCCGGTCAGAATATTGTTGTCTGTTGCTGTGCTGCTAGCCATCTTGTGCTTGCCGTTAACTACCCGGAAGTAAATGACTTCATCAAAGTACTTAGCCACATTGCGGGAGAACTTGGTAGTACCACCAACTGGCACCAACTTAGTTGCACCATCAACCATTTTAACTTCGTCTTCGTGGCTAATTACAATGGCATTATAAGTTGCGTTCTGAATGTAACTGAAGAATATATCCATCAGTCTGCCAAGTTTAGCCCAGTCATCAAACTCAAACTTGTAATCAACTGGCTTACCTTTAGCAATGTGATTCATTGCCGATTGCCTTAGCTGTGTTGCAGAGTCTATTACAAAACACTCGTCACTGTCAAGGGCGTTCAGCTCGATAGTATTAATCACCGCTGAGTTAGGCACTTCGGCATTAGCTTTAGCACAAAGTGGGCAAGTCACCTTACCATGCTTCTCACAGAAACTAACCTTAGCACCTTTGACAATCTTGAGTATTGTCTCAATCGCCATTGGTGCATCGGTAGTATCTGGAATGTGAAACAGCTCCACATTCTTTTGCACCTCAGCTGGCAATTGAAAGAGAGTGCCAAACCCTTTCTCAATGTCAAACCACTTTAATTTCTTGTACTTAGCCAGCTCACCTGCACGCTTAGTCTTACCAGACTTGGGCGGACCAAACAGCATTATGTGCTTTACCTTTGTCTCTTTCAGTTCACTGAGGTTGGCCATCGGGCAGATCTCCAATAATTAATTCAACTAACTCGCCCACAGCTTTGTGGTATTCATAACTATTTTCAGCATTCTTTACTACGAGAGCTTTCATTACTACAGCAAGTAGCGCCTCAGCCGAAGCTTGAGCCACAGTTCTGGCTTGAGATTCAGTATCATACCAAGCAATTCCCAGAGCTTTACTAGCAATTCCCTCAGCAAATTTTTTAAGAACTAAATCTCTTTGCTCTTGAGTCATACTCATGTCAGCAACTCCTGCAATGTAAAGTTAAAGTCATAGGTCTTATCTTCCACTAGCTGACTCTCCAGCAGCGGAGATACCAATGACTTAGTTTCCAGTCCGCAGATATCCATGTAGTCACAGACTCTACCGAAGTCACAGCAACTTTCACCGCGTACTTGCCAGATGCCATCAGCACCGTAGAATGCTTCCATATCTTGGATCTGTTTCTTATCCCAGATAACATCCTGTAGCCACTGCACCCGCTGACGAAACGACTTGGGAAAGTCAAACGCTTCAAATTGTTCTAGCTTAGTCATGTATACTAGATACTGTACACCGTAACTGGATACGCCCGGTGCAATAGTGTCAAGCACCACACTATATCCAATTGCCTGAGCTGAATTCTTATAGCTGTAATGGTTAATGTAATTTGCTGAACTGGTTTTCAATTCCAGAATCAGATACTCACCAGTATATTTATTACGCAGCACCAAATCCACATAGCCGCGGTAATAAAATCCATCGCCAAGATCAATCTTAAATCCCAGCTCGGCCGCTGGCTTACCATTAAATTCTGCTACTTCCCACTCTTCACCTATCAGACCTTCGTCTGACATAGATTTGAATTGGATCATAGCAGCAACTGCTCTAAGGAAACTCTTCTTCTGCTTATGGTTCTCGTCCAGCAAGTCGCAATCCCAAGCTAAGAACATTTTCCATATAGCAGTTTGAAATGCTTTCTCAGAACCTTGGCCACGGTGAATTAGAAACTGCTGAATTCCTTCACCAATTGCATGCCCGTAGGCAAATGTGACACTAGTACTAATGTCTTGCTCAGGCTTCTCGGCTTGAAGTTTATTCAGCTGAAACTTGCGTGGGCATGCGTGCAAATCAAGTAGCCCTGAGTAGGACAGTCGGCTCAGTCTTGGATCTACTGCGCCTTCTGGCAAGTTAACTACTGGAATCATCAGAGCAGTGGGCGCTGGCTGATCCAGAAAGTTAGGAAGAGAATCTAAATCATCTAGGAAATTCATAGCCAGTCTACCTTTTCGATTCCTGCAATTGTTTCAATCTTCTTACCCAATCGGCTTGTCCAATCTACGCCCGAATTATACAGCGACCCGATCGCCTTGGCAAGGGCATACTCAAGCCAACTAAGGTTCATCCTTACTTCTTGACTTGCATACTTTAGATATTCCAAAGTTAGCCTAGGGTGAATAGCATTAGCCTCACTAGCCCAGAGAATAGATATTCCTGGAATGTGTGGCACCATTACACCAGTAGATGTTACTGTCCTTGGCAACTTTGGAATACCCTCTGCAAAGTACAGAGAGTTTGCTGGCTTTACTAACAATCTAATCATATTAGCTAGGCCAAGTTGGTCGTCTAGTGGGGTTCCTAAAGTGCGAAGCCACAGTGATACAGCCGTCTCTAGTTGCCCGACTGATTGTCCTGCGTCACTTGCTTCCCACAATGCCCGACCAAACTTAGCCATCACTAACTCCCACTACTACAAATCGTCTGCGCTGATTACAACTTTCTTTGCAGCCGCTACTGCTTTCTTTACACCCTTAGCTTTCGCTGGCTCTACAATTTCTGTGTTAGCAAATAGCACAAGCCCACCAACTATCATTGCTACTTCTTCTTCAGTCATCATAGTTACTAGCTCAGGATCTTTGCCCAGATGCTGGTGAACTTGACGCAAGATAGTTTTAAATGTTGGATCACGAGCTAGTAGAGCGGCCTCTAGTTCTGCAAACTGCATTGCTAGTGGGTGTTCAGGAAGTACATCAACACGAGTAGAATCAACCAGCTCAGAATTGTCAAGGACTTCCAAGCTACTCGATGCTTGTGAGTCTGATCCAACTGGTACTGCATGTCCCGATTCCAGCCCTTCGTTGCTGCTAGCCGATTCTCCAGCAGTTGGATCAGACTCCAAGCTGACTTTAGTTCTATCTGACTGACTGGCTGTTTCGCTGCCACAGCCAGTTTCAACTGTTGCCGAGTCTCCGCCAGTTCCAACTGGGCTGTTGTCAGTGTCTGCCGAAGTTGTAATATCTGCTGCTCCGGCGACTTCTCCTTCCCGTACTGGCTCCAGTCTGTCATCACTGCTTACCTCCGCAACTGGCTCAGTTACCTTAGCTGCCGCTGCTTTCTTCTCAGCAGCTATCCGCTTAAGCCTTTCTGCCAATGATTCTGCCATGATTAATCTCCCGCCTAAGTTACAATCACTTGTTCAGGCGTGAATTATAGCGCAACTCTAGCCGCTCGTAAAGGATTGTTTCGTCGGTAGTATCTTGGCCTTCTAATACGAGAGCCTTAACTTCCCGAGCTAGAACTTCGTTATCTTCGAGACGCAAACCACCAAGATTATCTTCCAGTTCCCATTCCTTAACATAGCTACCGTCTTTATATCCGTGATCCTGACGAAACTTATTCAACACATACTTCTGCGTGTAAGTTTCCAGAATCTCCTGCTCAGTCATATCAACTAGATGCATAAGTCTGGTAAGAAACTGCACCGTGTCAGTATTAATTCCGTAGTGCAATGCATCTTGTTGCAGAGTTTTAACACTCTCGTAAAATCCGTAACCAGTTGGGTCAAATGCTACATTAATTCCCACTTCCAGGAATCCATTCTCTCCATCTGGGGCGTTCTCAATACGGCTACTAACTACAAAATGCAGCAGGTCAATCAGTTCCAGTTTAATCTGAGCCTTGTTAGCTTCAGTAACCCCTTGCTTATAAGTTTTATCTTTCCACCACTTCCAACCAAGATGTCCTAGAATTTCAAGACACTCATCGTTTACAGCAGTTTCCCAATCAAATCCTTGCCACTTCCAGTTAGGGTGAATGTAAGTATTGAGTTCGTCTTGCATTTTGCACAACTTAGTCAGCTGTGACTCTGTAAAATTGAACTTTTTAATCTGTGCTGTCTGGCTCATGCTTACTCCGACTTACCATGAAATGGATTGACTGTTTCCCAAGTATTGTTAGTTCCTGGAGTTACTTCCCACACGTCACTGATGCCAGTGCGCACAGTGCCATCCAGATACACAGCGGTAATAAGTGCTGCTACTGGCTTACCATCTGCGCGATTAAGTCCCAGAGTTTCACCAGAGCTTGTGCGTTTAACTTGGTGTTTGATGTAGCAGATCTGGCCCACTACCGGAAATGGTTTAGCTTTAGTAATCTCAGTCAAACCATTCTTAGCCAAAATTTCTTCTGCACTAAATGTGCAATGTACTTGACTCATATTGTCTATCCTTTTGATTTAAATAATTTATCATGCAACGCCATGGCTGTAATCATACCAAACGCTGCACCAGTTCCAGCAGTTATTGCAACTATCCAGCCACCTTTTAACACTATTGTAATGGTAGCCCAATCAAAAGCAGCCATTGCAAATGAAGTATAAAAAGTAGCTGAGTATTTTCCAGCAATTACATTCTTGTGTTGAAAACCTTTTAGGAATACAGCTACAAAGCTAACCGCAACACTAGTTAGATATAGCATTTAATTTCCTCGTGGCAACAAAAAGCCCCAGTGCTAGTTACCAATTCGCATTGGGCTAACCTGAGGCAGTTTTAGATAGCACTGTTAGCGTGCGTACCTTTGAATTAGTTGCTGCTGGATTTAACGTGGCGCAGCGACCACATGTAGCAGGAGGGTATATACCAGCCTTAGCGGGTAGTATCTATAACTTAGTCTCCTTTAACTTCCTTGTCTGCTACGCAATTGTTGTCACACTTTCTACTGAGGTTAGTAACTCACCGTGACATAAGACCTAACCAACTTCGCGGCAGTGACCGCCGACCCGAATCTTTAAGGGGCTTTTTAGATTCTCTTCCAGTGCCCGGCTCAAATTCGTCTGGAATACTCAGCATTTCCCAGTCTTTTTAGTTCTGGTACTTTCTCCGATTAGTAAAGTAAGTTAGTGCAGGGAATCCAACCCTGAGTCTTACGTCTTATCTATGCACCAGCATATTCAGCATAATAGCTTATCGGGGATCGAACCCGTACTCACAGCAGATACTAACAAACCCTACTACTGACTTAACCCGCACAATCCAATTAGGAAAGGCGGGTTAAATTAGGTAAGGTACGAATATCCTGCGTTGCGGCTCAGTAGATACGCTAGCACAACTGTAGTATCTTTTCCTCGTCCTCACTGTGAAGTTGCTGGCGTACTCGGTTTGTGCACAACGGCTGCGCGGACAAACTTCACTACTGACAAAGCCCGCACAAGGCGGGCTAAGTAGTTGAGCAGTTGGCCTACTCAAAGTTTGTTTCGAATTACAGGCTGTCTTCAGTGATATCTTCAGCCAAGTACTCGTCGATCTTGCTGGTCAGATATTGCAGGGAGCGGGCATGCTCTTCAATAACTGCGTCATCAGCTTTCTCAAGGAAAGTTTCCAAGTCAGCTTTGACTTTGTTGAGAGCAGCAACGTTACCAGCAATCTTTTTAACGCGGCTGTTAAATACAACAACAGCAGCAGTTGCTTGGCCTTCCGACTTGTCCAGCAGTTCCTGAGCCAGCTTGAAATAAACTGCGCCAAAGGCTGCCAGATCTTCGTTAGTGAGGCTGTTACGCTCAGAGCGTGGCAGGTTAGCCACAACTTCCAGAGCAATCTTGCCTTCAGCAATCAGTGCGTCCAGTTTCTCTTGCGAGAATTCCAGATCGTTATCTGCGTAGCTGCGAACCAAGTTAGTGATAACTGCTTGAATGTTATCTACTACCAGCGAAACTACTTTAGGATCTTCGCTGCCCAGATACTCAGCAATTGCTGCTACAGTTACGGTAGGAACTTTCAGCTCCAGCGACGGGCGCTTAACTCTAGTTTCTTTGTTTTCACGGTAGTTGAACTTAGCGTCGGTGGTTACTGCCAGTTGTACTTGAGTCATGATTTGTTTCCTTAATTAAGTGCGAGATATTCGCGGAGAGTGTTGCAGAAAATTCAGCGGGGAATGCTGCATCGCGGGGGTGATTGTCTCTCAAATGGCCCCCCGCGTCAAGGGGTGATTTTTTTCTTTACTGGCTAGAGTTAGTTACTCCCAGCTTCTTACCAGTTTGACGTTCCCACAAGATTGTGGCTTTAGTTGCTTCGTAATTCTCTGCTAACTGATTGAGCATAGTAGTTTCGAGTTTCAGAATAGTCTTTTGCAGCTCTACTAACTGCGCTTGTTTAAGTCCTAGCTGCTCGCTAGCTTTCATGTATCCGCTAGTAGCTCCCTTAATCTGGCGTTTGGCCCAAGAGTTTTTACGCTGCAATATTTGCAGGTCACTAGATTCTCTATTCATATCAAATGCCCCCATTTAACCTTGTATTGATCATTGCCAATACTTTCAGTCTGATAATTTAGAGCTACTAACTCGAGTCTGATTACTTGCCACAAATCATAAGGCACTGTTATGTAAGTCTCAGTTGCATCCTCTTCACAAGCTTTAATGATTAGAATTTGCAGACTATCCATAGCTACTTTAACTCGCTGACTTGTAATTTTACTTGCTGCTTTATTTGCGTCAATCATATCTTAACCCTCATTACCAACAAGTAATCCAATGCCTCTCGGCAGTTCAGTACTAGAGACTTTACTTGTTTCCAGATACCGTTGAAACGCTGCAATCTTTTCAGCTAATGTCTTACCTGGCAATCGTTGGCTAGTAATGCCAGCCACAAATAGATTGTCTGGGCATATAACTACCAATTCTTCCTTGGCTCGCGTGATGGCAGTGTAAACAAGCTCACGAAATAACATTGTTGCGTGGGATTTGTGCGTGACAAAAAAGACTCTACGATATTCAGACCCCTGAGATTTATGAACAGTAATAGCATAAGCCAAGTCAAGTAAGGCAAGATCACCGCTAGTAGATATTTCTGATTCTGGAAAGTCATTAGACTGCACCTTAATAATGTGACTGCATTGCCGGGACTGAGCTTTCTCGCCATTACTATCTGCCAGCTGGTCAAATGAAGCTAGTAACAGATCGATCTTTTTACTGTGCGCATCACCTGCACCGGTATCACCTGCCAGCAATGCCATCATTGCATCTTGTGCATGCTCGTCAGTTTCGGTTCCCCAGTAATCAAGTGTCTGACTTGGTAGCTGAGGATCTTTCTCATAGTATTTACTGTTAACTTTAATATCTGTGACAATGTGCTCAGTTTTATTCCACAGAACCTTGTCACCAATGCGGAAATACTTTGTATTAACTCCGCCAATTACTTCATACACCAGATTACCTTCTGGATTCCACTTCTCAGACTGAGCCAAGTAAGTAGCAATGTGCCTGTTAATCTCAACCACACCGAAGTTAACGTTAAACGGGCACAGCACAACATCCTCAAATGGATGGTATGTACCTTCCTTAATTGCATTAGGTAGAAAGTCTTTCGCTACTTTACGCACTGCAATCTCAGGAGTCAGTGACTTTTTCCATGGCACAATAGTAACTTTACCGCTGGAAGTTTCTTTGTTCCACTCTTTCAGCTCTACTCCGGGAATGATCTTACCGGACAACACACGGTGCGCTAGTTCTAGGATCGGTGAATCTAGCGCTTGCCGGTGAACTTGATCTAGTTCTACTACTTTAATGCCGACTTGCATTGCGTGGATAAAGATAGACTTACCAAATACTGGCGGTAACTGCTGAATGTCACCTACCAGAATGATTTGAATATTGCCGCCGATTGGTAGCGCGTCAAATAGCATATTCCATAAGTCAATAGAAACCATGGTAGCTTCTTCAATTATCAGTACCTTTAGACTTTCTGGTAGTGGATTGTTTTTATTACGAGATGGTTTAAACTCCATCTTGGTAACTACTTTACCTTTCTCATCATCATACTCTTCCCAGTATTCAGGCTGGAATTCTAGTAGTTTGTGAATAGTGATGAAGTTACCTTGCAGATCCTTTGGCATTACCCGCTTGATATTCTGCACAGCTTTGTTAGTAAATGCACAGCCTACTATTCCGGACGTACCAGAACTTAGATAGTTGTGGGTAATCTTAAGAGTTGGAATCTTATTACTTTGAATTAGTGCAGACACAACTCCGCGGGTAGTGGTTGTTTTACCAGTACCAGCTGCACCAGTCATACAAAAACTGGCACCTTGAGTTGCGTAAGTAATGGCTAGTAACTGGCGCTCAGTGTAAGGCACACCGTTGAAACTAGGTTCTGGTGCAGCCAGTTCCTGTAATGCTTCTGCTATTTTAGTGTTATCTAGTGGCGCTGCTGCTACACCCTCTCGGCGTTCGCGGGATTCACGGGCTAGCCGTCTCAGTTTTTCTACGGGTGATTCCACTTTCATATTCATTAGTTAAGATTCCTTAGCGGACTGAATCATAAGGTTAATAAAGGAGTCTACTTTCTCTATTGCAACTTGGGAAGCTTCACACACTACAGCAAAGGCATACATTTCAGTGTGTCCCTGCTTAAGTAGTAACTTCTGCGCTGCCTTAGCTTCATAAACACTTACCAGTCGGCGTCCCGGTTGCCACCGGCTGCTGCCGAACAAGTTTTCTCGGCTCATAGTTTCTTATCCTCTTGAATAATTACTAGATTAAATTTCTCACCATCAATTATTCCAGATCGGAAACTAAGCCAGAATTTAGGCTCTCTACTTTTGTTAAAAAATGGGTCAGCTTTTCCTCGCACTGCTAGATAGCACAGTCGATCCCATGCAGTCTGCTCGCCCTGAAACACTGGTGTGTAATCTACTTTCCACAAACTAACTTTAACTACTCCGCTAGTCTGGTCAAATACTAGTTTGTCTTCCAGCTCAGTTTGAGTCCAGTTGCGCAGAAAGTGGCCAGTAAGATGACGCTTCTCAGCCTCAGTTAGATTCCAGTCCTGAATGTATTTTTCTAGTTTGACTTCGTTAGTCATTTCAGGGCTAGAAGTGTATGACTTACCTTTGCCAGTATTTAGTATCATTGCTGCTTACTCCCCACACCTGCCAGCCGTGCAGCCAGTCGCTCAGCCAGTGTCATTTTAGGGCCAGTAGATTGTGCTGGTTTGCTGCTCTCGCCCATAAGAGCCGAGTTTAACGCCGCATCATCTACTTTCTTGCGACTGCTGATTGCTGGACTGAAGTCTTCCAACACTGGAATTACTACGCTCAGTCGCTGCATTAACAGGCTGCTGTGACTGGTGCCCACTGCATCCAGTGGAGTATTCAGTTTCATATGTTCCTCAATAGCTTTAACCTGCTTCACTGTCATATCCGACATTAGAATCTGGTCAATATAGTTATCTTGGAATATGGTCTGAATCACACGGTGCCAACGAGTGCGGCTATGTGCTGGAAAGTCTGTAACTTTGCCCGCCCAATCCGCCAGAATTACTGGCAATGCTTTCTGCTCAGATTTAGCTAGTGGGCTAGCTCGCAATGCCCGCAACACTATTCCATCAATCTCGCTGGTATCTAGATATTGGCTAATGGTGCGGCCAGATACCTCAGTGGAGACTTTGTAAGATTCGCGATTCAATTCTTTAGCCTTGTCACTAACTGGCATTGAATCCCAAGCAATCTGAGATTCCAGTGTGCCAAGCCAGTCAGGCAAATTAGAGATTGTTTCAGCATTAACTACCATGCGTGGCAAGTTACGGGCTTTAACTATTTTACCTTCCAAACGTGTTGCTAGTTTTGCCAGCCGCTCCATGTTACTAGACCAGAATCGATCATAGTTAGCAGCTGGCATGCCGAAGTTAGTAATACATACAGATTCTACTGGTAACTTAAGCAGGTAAGCACAGCCAAGCAAGTGAGTCTCCAGTTCTGGTAAGTCCCCTTTAATCCAGTCTGCTAGATACCAGTCGTGAAGCTGACTAAGTTTAATGCTGGAACTTAGCATCGGGTGCGGGTGAGTCGCGTGTCCGCGCACTGGCGCAATAAGTATGTAAGTTACGCCACTAATTGGGCAAGTCACTTTCATTTATGTTTCTCCACTTTCAACACTTTCAAGGTTTAGTAAGTTAGTTAGCCAGTTACTTTCTATTTCTTACTGCGTTACGTTTATCTGCTCGCACCTTTGCATCACTGTCATTCCAACTGGTGGAGCGCACCAGAATTACAAGATTCTTTGGTAATGCAACAAGGATATTACCAACTTGAATTGTGTACATATCTAAGTCAATTTGATAAATACTTGCTTTGAACCATTTGCCTACTCTTACACCATTTCTAGCTTCTATTCCTGCAATTCTATGTGTCGGTGGCAAATAAGCAACTACTGCCATTCCGGTAGTTAATTTCTTAGGTACTTGATGCTGTGATATTGCCATTTCTAGTATCTCACTCTGTTAGTTAGCGTGTGTGCTAGTAGCGGGGCGGCTCGGCTATCCGCAACCCCGTGACCGTTAAGGCGTAGCGCCCCAACCGGCAAGGTTCAAAGTCAAGCCCGCCCTAGCACCTACAAATTATAGCATAGGGCGAAGCCCGGCGCGCTGAATTTGTTGTGTGGGTGCTTGACTTGGAATCGGTTGGGATAAGCTAGCTTAGCGGGTACGCGGGAAAGGATGGGCGAGCCTGGAATAATGTGTGACAGGGTAATGAGGATGAGAATGATTCTCAATTGCATTACAGGTCTGACTCAGTAACTGTATTAATGCCAGCACGACGCATCATAATAAGAGTGCCTACATTAAGCATGAATACTTTATCTTCGTCACTGTATGTAGATTCATCCCGCAGTTTTAAAAGATCATATCTTTGATCGTCTGTTAGTTCGATACTGCCAGTTTCCAAAGGCTGGATAATAGCAGTACCTTGCGGAATAGAAGTTTCAATACCCTGCATCTGAATGTAAGCAGCTAACTTAGATTGCTCATTTGCTTTAGACACTGCTGGAACAAATCCACCGCAATAGTCTTTAATTCTAATCATATCTAGCAAGATTGGATTATTAAAATCACCAGCCTGAATATGTCGATTAAGTAGCAACTCCATACCTTGTGCTAGTAAGCGCATTTCTGCAAGTGTGAAAGTAGGACGTACCTTAGTAGACAAGCTAGACATAACAGTTCTCTTAGTTAGTGGTTAATCGGACGGACGCGTCACGTCACGCGGTCGGTCGGACGGACGATATCACACATCCCCCTCCCCTGCACCCCCGATCTACCACCTACTAGCTAACCCACTAACTACCCCACTAGCCCTACCTATCGCACACTGCCTACTTATACCCCCTATTAAATTAATGAATGTAAGTTAAGTAATAAAAGTTAGTTAATATTATATCCTTGGATTGCGTATAGTTTTGTATCCCCTATGTTTTTTAAACAAAAGAATTTTTCTTTCTTACTGGTGAATTTTAAGAGGGTAGAGAGATAGAGATAGGTAGAGAGATAGATAGTAGGAGAGTGTGGTAGTAGGAGAGGGAGGGCATGGGGGAGGAGGGGGTTTAGAATTTGTCCGTCGGACGGTCGGCGCGTCGTGACCGGACGGACGTGATGCAGACATTAAAAAGCCCGGATTGTTAGTCCAGGCTGAATATGTGACTTAGCGATATTGTTAGGTTAGCTGCGCTCGACGACAATGCAGCTCACATTAACTTTGTCGCCTAAAGACTTATACAACTGTACAACTGGTGGCATTGCAGCTTTGCAATTGGCTTCAGTATCAAACTGATACTTTACCTCTGAGCCGGTGGAAAGAAACGTGACAAACATAAATACTTTAACGCTGGTGGCTGCAAGGATCATATTAGGCTCCCCAATAAAGAGTGTATTCTTTAGTTTTCATATCTTGCTCAAGTCCAACTTTCCAACCATTCAGCACTTTGTCTACTATCATGTGCTTAATTAAACTGAAGTCTGCCGTTGTAAATCTGTTAACTACACTGAAATAACAGTCAGTCTGTCCGACAGGCAACTGCATTATTTTCTCTCCTTTGCAAAGCTTGCTACACCGTAAGCAATGCAGCCAAAGCGATGATCATTGTCAGCGTCTTTCAACTTCATACGCTTACCGTTAATGCAGGTCACTACTGTGTTAGGATTCAAGGCTGGAACTAACCAAAGCGGTATTAACATAATTTTAGACTTGTTATCCCAACGGCCAAATCCTAGTTCCTTTGCCTGTTTAAGGGTGAGTTTACGAGGATCTAATTTAAGTGTTGGTGTTTTAGTTGCGACTCCTTGAATCTGCGACACTGCAAATTCTTTAGGCCAACTAGTGTATTGAATTACTTCTGCACTCACCAGCAGCAGTCTAGTGCGATACATGCAAGCTTGTTCAAATACACTTAAAACTTTATTAGTGCTCATTTACTTACTCTCCGATTCTTGTTTAACAAATTCTACTAATACCCAAGTGCAAACTGCAATTGCCAGCATATCAACCACAAGATCAACAAAGCTCATAATTGTGTCTCCTAACTGCGCTAGCAACTGCGCTTGCGCTTCTGCCCAAAAAGCCCCAGTTAAGGGGCTGTGAATCATTGAGTTAGCAGCTTGCTGCTACAATGCGTCCTCGCTAATCTCATCATCACTTGCCTTACTGAATCGGGCAATCAATGCATCATACACATTAGCCAGTTCTGGTTGGCTGCTAAAGTCTTCTGCCAAATCATCCGAGCTAGCAATTGCTTCTGCAATCTGCTCAAGCCGCAACATGATCTTAGCCAGAAACTCAGAGCCTTTCGCCTCATACTTATTAAACTGGCTTACAACTCCGATAATTGCTTGAGCTTGTGTTGGCATGTAAGCAGGTTCCACAACTTGAATGCCGGTAACAATTGCTGCCATGTTGCGAGTAAGCCAAGCTGCGAGCTTGCCGGCAGATTCCAGAGTCAGCACACGACTGCGAGACTGCGATTCAAACGACTTAGCCAATTCAGCCAAGTTTAGATCATTCTCTACACTTGGAAACCATGTCCAATCAGCAGGCTGTGCTGCAAACTTGTCTTTAGCCAGTTGTGCAATTGCAGCGTTAAGACAGGTAAGCAAAACTGGTTTGTGATTCTCTACCAGCTCAGCAATATCTGTTAGCTCATACTGTGGCAATTGAAATTCTACTGCTGGGCGTTTCTTGCCAAGCCGGTCAGCCAACGCAGCGTGCAGCTCAACTTGCTTAGCGCTCACGGATTTAAATGTTTGTTTAGCAGTCACGGTTTTCATCTGTCTAACTCCACTTTCAATTACAGGGCTAGCGGCCTGCGCGCTTGAATCCACATAAGGAGCCGTAAGCTTATCACAGCTCCTTAAATTGAGTCAAGCAAATTGGTTATGAATCTCTGCGCCTCGAACGTCTGCGCCATCATTGAACATCTCAGTTAATCTATCAAAGCATTCCTGCTTAGTGTCGTATTCCTCTTCTACACAATCCATTTCACCAATCATAACTGTTAACAGATACTTTCTCATCTCACTTAACCTCAGTCAATTTCGGAAATTTCCAATGCACCAGCCAATAACCACAATGTATTTCCACCGCTACATCAAATCCGTAACCTCTCAGCATCTCAGCAGCTTGTTCTGCATCCTCAAAATATCTTCTTACTTCCAGATTCTCCACTACTGGCAAATACCTTGGCAGCACTGGCCAATTGCAATCTACATTCTCTGTTGGCATTTTCATCTCAGTATCTCCTTATTTCCAGTATCTTACTTGCCAAGTATCTGCGTCTACCTTAATCCAATATGCCTGATTTCCTGCAGCTATCAGCTCAGCTACCAATTCTGCTGCGCCTTGCTCAGTGCTGCGAGCTACATAAATCATTCTGTTATCTCCCTGTGCGTGTTGGGCCATTACTGGCCCATTCGCGTTAATTTATCAACTTGCAATCATACTGCCGTAAATGCTGGCTACATAAAGCAATCCACCAATCAAGCCAGCAGTCATTACCAAACCTGCTACTACGTCAAACCAATCTGTATCTAGTTGCATCTTAGCTCCCTTTTGCCCACTTGGGCCAGCTGTTTCGGTACTGGTAATTCTAGTCTAGTTGAGTAGGCTGTCAAGGGAAATAATTGGGAAAATGCAGGCAAAATCACAAATTTCCTCACTTCCTACCTATCCTGCTACCTACCCCCACTAGCAGAAAGCGCAGATTAAGAATAGTGAGCCAGTAACTGAGCCAAGTTACCAGACCAGCGCCTACTACTGGGGCCAAACTAGTCACACATTCTACCAGGCATGCTACAACTAACTCTATTGTGCTACTCATGGTAATATATTCTCCCTGTGTATTGAACTCAGCCGTAATCATAACACGAATGGTTCTTATTGGCAAGTGAGTCTCAGTATCAAAGGTGGGGGAGTAGGGGACCTTTTTTAAGTTTGCATGTGCCTAAAATCCTAAGGACACTGACAAAATTTACTAAAGTTTTTTAAAACACCCACAGAACTAACAGAGGTGACAAAAGTAACAAGAATGAGTTAAGGTAGATTGTCATGGGCGGACCCCCAGAATTACGAACAGTACCCCTAGTGGTTAGCTAGATTAGTTAAATAATAGATAGCGGTTAGTTACAGACAAGTTAGTAACAGGTAAAAACACTAGACGGCCAAGGCGAAACCGGGTTAGAATCACGCGCGCGAGACTATTAAGTAAGGGGCAAAGTAGCGACAGGCCCACCACTCGCACCCATATATAGAAGAGAAAGGGGACTAGCATGACTGAGTCAGCAGTGTCAACAGTAGATTTGGCGGACGCTGCTCAGTGGCGTGCCAGTCTCAATACCAACCAGACAGCAGCATTGAAATATCTAGGCCAAGGGGTTAGCGCAGTAATGGTCGCTAGCACCCTTGGAGTAAGTGAGGGATTGATTAGCCAGTTTCTGGCTGAGCCGCGATTTGCTGCGGAAGTAACACGGCTGAAACTACAGGCACTGCAGATGCAGACCTCGGTAGATAATAAGTATCTAGAATACGAAGACAAGCTGCTTACTAAGTTTGGCAAAGTAATTCCACTGATGACTAAGCCAATGGAGATTCTGAAAGGTATTCAGGTTCTCAATGCTACTAAACGACGTGGCATGGCAGATGGTCCAGTAGGGATTCAATCCTCGCAGATTGTTCAAATTAATATTCCTATGCATGTTAACCAGAAATTCATTACTAACACGCATAACCAGATAGTGGAGATACATGATGACGAAGGATCAAGAAGCCTTGTCACCGCAACTCCGCAAGCAGTTGCAAGCCTTGCAGCAACCAGAGTTAACTCAGTCCCAGCGCTTGCTGCTGAGTCTGGCTGGGAAGCAAGTGCCACCAGCGCAGATATACTCGCAGCAGCATCCGCGCAACTCGCAGAACCCGGAGTTTCAGAAACTATATCAAAAGGACTTAGACGCAGCTTCGAAACTAAAGGCGCGATTACTTGCGATGATCTCTAAGGATGGAGATGTAGTTAGTATGGAAGTCTGTGAGTAAGTGCCTGGCGCGCCCAGGCCGCTACCTAGGTGACCGATAGGGCGGAGCGTCCGACTAGCCAGGGCCCACAAGTCAAGAATGTTGTCGAAGCCTAGCGAGCGCGAAGCGCGAGTGGCTGAGAGAACTTCTTGATCTTGGGGAAGGCAGTCGGGTAAGCTCCCCTAGCGGTCTCCGCTGGTAAGGACTGTAGCGCCAATAAGGAATAAATAAATGTCAGACAACATTAACCAAGACTTAGTTACTACTGCAGCAGATATTCATGAGATTGCTGAAGCCGCCAAAGCAGACTTAAACTTTCTAAGTGCACTAGCTATGCCAGATGCATTTGAGTTTGATTGGTCTAGAATCTTTGTAGCTGTGTGGGCTTGGCTAATTCAGGAAGAAAAGCCAAGACGTTATTTCCCTAACATGGCATTAGGTTTGCCACGCGGTTTTGGTAAAACAACTTTGGTAAAAATGTGGATTTTATTTTGTATTCTGTTTACTAATCGCAAGTTCATTCTAGTACTGTCTGCTACTGAGAAGCATGCGATTAACATTCTTCGTGACGTAGCAGCAATGCTAGATGAGCCAAACATTAAGGCAGTATTTGGTGATTGGCGACTAGGGATGGAACAAGACACCCAAGCACT